GTTTGGGAATCGATCTGGATCTGTAAAGAAACAGACGAGACTTTCAGCAAGCGGGCCTAAGGCCTTCTTGCTTTTCTTGGGATCACATGAGTCTGTGAAAGCTTCTATACAAGCCCTCTGGAACAGGTAAGTTCCTTGTTCTAGAGTAAGCTCATATTCGAAGTCTTTGGATGACTTAAGCTGGCATAGCATATCTATAGCTACGTTACCTTGTAGTACACCCTTCATTACGTTTGTAATGATTTCACAGATACCAGTCCGCTCCTTTAGGGTAGTTCTTACCCGACCGGGCAGTTTCTGATATTCTGCTCATGTGGTTACCACATTTACAATTCCTTTAACTGGAATCCAACCTTTGGAATGAAGAGTTTGCAAGAAGTTAACCGCAAGGTTATACCTCGAACAAACTTCCTTCCACCCTCCAAAAGAGAATGGACTAATTTCTTCACCTCGGTGTATCCATCTCTTTGCAAACTCGAACGTGTCGTTAGACACGTGAGTTTTCTGCATTGAGATTTCAACTCCGAGTGATTCCATTAGCCTCTTATATCCCTCGGCTACTTCCACATTAGGGATGACAATGTCATCACCTAGTAGGATGTAGTTAAGTTTCTTTCAATCTACCTTGGCCTCTTTGCAAGCTGCATACACAATAAAGTGATGCGCTAACGTAAAGGAATTCCAAGAGGAGTAAAATCCCATTGGATTACCCACGGTATATTTGATCGATTCTTCCGAATTAGGAAGGGCGAAAGGCTCTCCTACCATAAGGTAAGTCCAGGAGTCAATCTTATCCTTGGGGAATATTCCCTGTAGGACAATGCTTATTAATTCGATAGGAAACCGATCAGTAGCTTGATGTAAATCAAGACTATAGAAAGGTCCTCCGGATTCGTAACATTTTCAGATTTGACCCCCCTGATCGAAAGTACAATCTTGACGGATCCTCCGTAAGACCTTAAAAAGGGTCTTATGGAAGGGTAAAAGAACACTCTGTGTAAAGTAGTCGCCTATGGCAACTACCCTAACTTTGTCTTCTTTGTCCGGAAAGTATTGTAACCTTCGGAGTTGAGGAGATCGTGGATGTTCCTTATAAGGGAACATCTGTGGTCAAAGCTTTGAGTACTTTTTCAAAAGGTCGAAGCGAGAGGAAAACAACTCTCCGCCTAGATTCTTAAGATGAGTCTCTAGCTCCCCCCCAATAAGAGAAAGATCTTTCCACCAACTTCAAAGAGCATGGCCATTAGGCCCACTCTTAGTTGTAAAGTGGAATCTCTCAAATTGGGGCATCTTCAACGACTTGCGTGCCTTTGGATGGTAGCCCAGACACCGGTAAAATCCCGGGACTAGTTTCGCCAATTCTGAAAGGATATAGTCCAACTTCTCAGAGCGGTTGGGGTCAGTAATGGCTCCATAGTTCGGTGAAGTTCCGACTGA